TACATTGTCAAGAGTGTATACTTTATTGTCAATTGACATTTCAAATATGTCATTATCTTCATCTATTTTTAGTAATATAGTTTTCATATTTATTTTATTATTTTAGTTAGTTATATATATTATCCAGTTTGGTTAGTAATTAGTTTGTAAAAAGTGTATGTTTGTTTATTTATTAATTTTAGTTAGTAGGTTTTATACTATGTTTCTATTTATTTAATTAAATTATAATATAGTTTAAATCTAATTCATCAGTATGAATTGAATAGTTTACATTGTTTTGATTTAATAGTTTAATAGTTTCAGGCCAGTTTGTTGTATATTCAAATAGAATGAAAGTATTGTTTTTAAATTTAGACATGTTAATATTATTTTCTTCAAAGAAATTATCTGAGTCAATTATATAATGTAATTCAGATTGATTATTTAGAATTTTATTTAGTTGATTGTATTTTAAATTAATAGTCATATTGTTTATTTTTTATTTATATTAATATTATCCATTTTCACTCGTAAATACTATGTAAGTTTTTAAAACAATATACAATGTACATAGAAAAATTTTAAAATCTAAAATATTATTTAAAATAATGGTCGTAGGGCCCTTTATTTAATTCTATTTTGTAACTGGCTGGCAGTCAGTAGGATAGGGGTATAATACTTTACTTCAATATAACTAACAAACAGTGTGACATTAGCCTTATAAGTAGTATAATAAGGGGCAATTGTCACTATCAACGCAAGTAAAATTCACTTATTACGTGTAATATACTATATTAAGACAAAAAACTAAATATTATGGCAAATAAATCAGGATTACTACTGTTTCAGGGCAAGAAAAAAAGAACTCAAGAGGAGAAAGCTGCCGACAAAATAGACAAAGGCATAGATAAGTTTGAGAAGTACGCTAGCAAGACTATGAAAGTAAAAATAGACCCTAGTAAGGAAGGTGATTTATCTAAATTTGCAAAAGACCACGTTACTAAGACTAATAAAAAAGGTAAAGTCACTATAAAAGTTTCTAAAGCAGACATGTGGGAAGAAAGATCAAAGCTGTTTGATACTGATTACGAGACTGTAGAGAGAAAAGGCAAGACATACTATAAGTCTTTAAACCCAAACGCACAGTCAACAGCTAAAGGTTTTAAGAAAGCAAGAAGAAGAGATAGAATGACAAAAGCTGGAGCAGGAATGCTTGCAGCAGCAATGGCGGGATCTCAAATAGTAGGAGGAATAAAAGATGTAATTGGAAACAAAAGATAATAAATGGCAAAGATACGCGAATATCCAATATTGTTAAACCCTCATGCTGATGATACATTACTAATATCAGATTCGCAAGATGGAGAAAAAACAAAACTAATTAAGTTTTCTACAATATCTACTACAGGAAATATCGCACAGCCTGCCGGCTATAAAGTATTAATGCCAACGACAGTTGGTTCTGCAGGCCAAGTATTAGCACTACCAACTCCTATTGGAACTTCACCATATCAATTAGTATGGGCAAATAGTTCAGGTGGGTCTTCATCATCCTCATCTAATACAGTAGATTCAACTACAATAACAGCAGACTCGTCAACAGTTACAGCAGACGCAGCTTAAAATATTATAAAAAACTAAAAACTAAAAAATGGCCAAACAATCAATAAACATAGGAAGTTCTGCTAATGACGGGCAAGGAGATGCTTTAAGAACAGCCTTTGACAAAGTAAATGATAATTTCACTGACCTTTACGAAGGAGGCACTAACAATGTGAATGTGATAACAATAGGTAAAGACACTGCCGTAGGCGGCGCTATAACACTAACAGGTAGTGCAGTTAGCCAATCAGGAAATACATTTACAATAAATACTAGTGCTGGCCAAGGTAACAGTGGAGCTCTTCAATACAATAACGGTGGAGCTGTAGCAGGAGCAAACGACGTGCTATATACTTCTGGAATACTAAAAGTAACAAGCATAATAGAGGCTAGAGGAGATGGCACTAATGCTGGGAAATTAAAGCTATATTGTGAAAGTACAAGTTCACCACATGCTATAACAATAGAAGGACCAGCACATTCAGGTGCTTCTTCATATGGATTAAAACTACCAGGTTCTGGACCAGGATCTTCTCAAATACTACAATCAGATGATTCAGGCCAATTAGCTTGGATAAATACTCCTTCTGGTGGATCTTCATTATCAATCGCTAACAATGGAAGTGCTTTAGCCACAAATGCAACATCAATAAACTTTGTAGGAAACGGTGTAACAGCATCAGGAACTGGAGCTACTAAAACAATTACAATACCTGGAGTTGGTTTAAGTGGTCAAGATGATAAAAAGTTTTTATATAACAATAGCGGAAGTGTAGCTAGTTCTAGTTTACTTTCACTAGGAACTGATGAAGTATTAATAGGTGACGCTGTCGGAGATAGAGGTATACTTAGAATTGAAGGTAGCGAAGCAGCTTCAGCCTATGTTAAATTAGAAGGAACGACAGCAACAAGAGGGGTTATATTAACTGTACAAACTGGCGTAACCAGTGATTACACTATAACTTTTCCAGATGCTGGACCATCAGGTGATAATAAAATATTACAATCAAATAATTCAGGAGAGCTATCTTGGGTAAACGTTCCAACAGGAGGAACTACATACTCTGCCAGTACAGGTTTAGCTTTAAATGGTACTGCATTTTCATTAGCAACAAGTGCTGCTTTAACTAATTTAGGTGGCGGTGTTGGAACTACTACATGGCTTAGAAAAGATGGTACTTGGGTGCAACCACCCAATACTACTTATTCAGCTGGTACAGGATTAACACTAAATGGTACTAGTTTTTCTTTATCTTCTGGCGCTGCATTAGCTAACTTAGGCGGTGGAAGTGGAACCACATATCTTAAGAAAGACGGTACTTGGGGAACACCATCTGGTGGAAGTGGTACTTCATATGATTTAGGTTTTCATGCTTTAAACATGTATGAGTCTACAAGCTCTGTTACTGGTAATTATCAATATGTAAGACAAATGGTAGTTCCTATCGACTGTACTATAAATCGTTGCCAATTCTTCTGTATTTCAAATGGAAACAACGCAACAGTCGATGTAGCTCTTTACCGGGAAGCAAGTTTAAAAAATAGCTCAGGAACACTCGTACTTCATGGAACAGAAGAAAGTGTTGCTACAGGATTAAATACAATAGATTTTCAAGATGAAGGAAGTGCAGATTCTTACACTTTTAGCGCTGGTGATACAATAGCAGTGTATGTAAAACTATTTAAAGAAAGTGGTACTCTTAGTGTAGCTGGAGCAGCGGCGCTCGCAGACACAAACTTAGGAAAAGCAGCTACCACTCTTAGTACAACTCCTACTAAAGGAGATAGCTTAAGCTCTAGTTTCTTAAGTAATTTTGAAATAGTCAACGATGCAAAAGTTATTGCTTTAACATTCTATAAAGTCTAGTAAACAACCGAACTATCAAGTGATAGTATATAATAACCAACGTTTAACTTAAAACCAAATACAATGACGTTTTTATATACCCGCACCAATACGTGGTCTAGTGCACCACAACCAAACGAAGAAACCATTAAACTATGGGAACATATCTCACAGAAGAAAAACTGGAGAATAGTTCAATTACCTAATGGATTTTTACAAACCGAATACAAACACATAGACTCTGATGATTGGACTGATGTTACTAGGAGAGAAACAATAGATGGCGCTGAGAAAGCCATTGATGCTTCAATAGAACATTATAACAAGAAACTAGAGTTTACCAAAGGACCTAAAGTAATTAAAACCTTTAAGTAAAGTATTCAAACAATATAATTTAATTAAATAAAATGCAAGATTTAAAGTTAGTTAAAAACTTGACCTTTGGCGATACAGCTAGAGGTCAGGTTTCAACTGGCGTTGAAAAACTTACTAATGCTGTAGGTTCGACGCTAGGCGCAAGTGGTAAATGTGTTATCATAGAAGATGGTAATGGTACACCACAGATAACAAAAGATGGAGTAACGGTAGCTAATTCAATTACGCTACAAGATCCATTGGAAAACATCGGAGCTACGCTAATTAAACAAGCGGCTCAAAAAACAGTAGAAGACGCAGGTGACGGAACTACAACAGCTACAATATTAGCTAAGTCTATATTAGATGAGATAAACTCTCACTCTTTGCTAGATGACAGTAGAAAAATGAAAGAAGGCATTGATTCAGCTGTTAAAAAAGTAATTAAATATTTAGACAAAAACTCTAAAAAAATTACTGGTAAAAAAATTGATCAAGTAGCTACTATATCTGCCAACAATGATAAAGAAGTAGGTACTTTAATAGGTGATGCATTTAGAAAAGTAGATGAAACTGGCGTAGTGTTAATGGAGAAGTCAGAAGATGAAACTACATATGTAGAAGTAGTTGAAGGTTTTCAATTTAATAGAGGACTAAGAAGTAAACATTTTTTAACGGACAAAATTAAAAATATTTGTGAGCTTGAAAATCCACTAGTTTTAATAGTTGAAAACAAAATAGAAAATATTAGAAAAATACAAGGGGTACTAGAACACGTTATAAAAAAAGGAAAACCACTTTTAATAATTGCAGACGTAGACAAACAGGTTGAGTCTTCTCTAGCTATGAACTCTTTAAAAGGTAACATTAAAGTAAATATATTAGAAGCTCCTATATATGGAGTTTCAAAAGCAGATGTACTAAGTGACCTATGCTTGGTAACAGGAGCAACTTTAATAAATGAAGACTTAGGAGATCATATGGACTTAATTACTCCTGACATGCTAGGCACTTGCTCAAAAGCTATAACATCTCAAAAAGATACTATACTTAAATTTGAAAACTCTAGCGAAAAAGTAGAGTCAACAATAAAAGATTTAAAAAATCAAATAAAAGATTTGACAAATCCTAACACTATAGAAAAAATAGAAAAGCGTATAGGTAATTTAAAAAGTAAAATAGCTATAGTAAAAGTTGGAGCAAGTTCAGAAATAGAATTTAAAGAAAAGTTAGATAGGGTTGAAGATGCTATTTGTGCCACAAAAGCAGCTATAAAAGAAGGTATAGTATCAGGTGGAGGTATAGCTTTATTAAATGCTAGCTTTAATTTAAAACCAACTTGTATAGGAGAAGAAGTATTATACCAAGCAATAAGAAAACCTTACGAAATAATACTAAGTAATGCTGGTATTAAAGATTTTGAAAAGCCAAAGGTTGAAGGCCAAGGCTTAGATGTGGTTACAGGAAAAACGGTTAATATGGTTAAAGCCGGAATTATAGATCCTTTGCTGGTTACTAAAAGCGCATTAAAAAACGCTGCTTCTGTAGCTACAACTATAATGTCTACTGATTGTATAATAAATAATATCAGGGCATGAAAGCAATAGGAAAGAATTTACTAATAAATCCTATAATTGAAAGAGATAAAGCTACGGAAAGTGGCTTTATCCTTCATCAAAAAGACAGGGAAGATATTAGATATTTAAAAGGAGAAGTTTATAAAACAGGCAATGAAGTAGTTGGAGTTAAAGATGGAGACATTATATACTTTGATAAGCATGCAGGTTTTAAATTAGAATTAGAAGAAAAAGAATATAGAGTCATAACAGACTCAAGTATTGTTGTTGTTTTATAATGAGAATAGAATCTAGTGATTTAAAAAGTATAGGTCTATTACAACATTATAGAATAATAAGAAAATGGGCTTGTAGAACTAACGATCTTAACGATGCAGACTTAGAGCTACTAATCTATTTAGATGCTATAGAAATATTTAATAAAGAAGATTATAAAAAAGGTACGTACTCTTATAGCTGGGATAACAGGCGCTGGAACAGATTATTGAAACAAGGGTGGATTATAGTGTGGAGAGAAAGAAATCGCACAACCCAAAAATATCATATATATAAAGTTTCCTATAAGTGCAAACAGCTAATAAGTAGAATCTACCGTATGATGCTTGGTGATGAAGAAATACCAATTGCCAAGCTTAAAAATAAAAATAGTTACTCAACTAAAGTAATTACTAAAGCAATAACATATGCGAACAATAGCAGGTCCAAATACTAACGCATTAAGATCCATAACAGGATACAATGTAGGTTCTCCTTTAAGAATGCCAGCGGCTGCTGGAGCAGTTGATGCTCTAGCTACAGACGTTGGTGATATAGCCAGCGGCAACGTACAGGCTCAATCTGCTAAGGGTGAAGGAGCAAGAATACTTGGTGACACAGCTAAGTATGCTGCTATGGGCGCAGCTGCTGGTCCTATAGGTGCAGGTGTTGGAGCTTTAGTTGGATTAACTGTAGGATTAGTAAAAAATAAAAAAGCTAAAGAAGCTTACAAAGAACAACAAACAGAGCAAGCTAATCAAAGAGCAGCTGGAAATGCACAGGCTCAGCTAGCTGCAAATGTAAACTCGCAAAATCAAGCAAATAACGAACAAATGGCAAATAGTAAACCAGGAATTAAAAGAACACTATCTAGCTTAGGCTATAGCTCTAGTGTTAATAAACAATCATCAATGGAGTATAATAAATCCGAAATGATGAGAACTGTATCAGGAGCTTCATCTTTAAAGACGACTAGAGTAACTGAAAAAGGTGATAAAGTTATAACAAAAGAAGGCCAAGATTACTTCATGTCACAATCAAATAACAAAGAACAATTTCTAGCTCAATACAAAAAAGCTAAGTACAAGCAGGATAAAGATGCTGACAATAAAGATAAACAAGAGTTTGCTAAAAACAATCCTGAATTAGCCTCAACTGTTAGTGCTGAAAATTTAAAAGGTAAATCAGAAGAAGAAAAGAAAAAAATAATTCAAAATTATAGAAGCGCTCGACAAAATTCAAATACTGAAATAGCAGAAAACAAATAACTATGAAAGAGGCAATGTTAAGCGGTAAAGGAAGAATCTCTCCTTACACTAAAGGATCTTGCGGATGTATATCTAAAAAAATGAGATTAGATAGACCTGAGTACAAAGGGAATGTTGTACTTAATATGAAAAAGAAATGAATCAAGATTTAAAACTATACATTTTAAATGCTGGAGCATTCAGTATAACTATGATGGAGGTTCTAGAACCAGTATTAAAAATAACACTATTAGCTGTAACTATAGGTTACACTATACATAAATGGTGGAAACTTAAAAACAAATAACTATGGCAATTGCTTATAAGTTTAAAATAAACCAGATGAATGCTCATGTTTCGTCTGAAGGTAAGAGTGATGTAATACATACTGTTCATTGGATTTACTCCGGAACAGAAGGTGAATATACATCTTCAGATATAGGCGCTCATAGCTTTACTTATAAATCTGGTGATTCTTTCGTTACTTACGAAGATTCTGAAGCTTTTGAAACCATAGTTACAGGTTGGTTAGAATCAGCTTTAGATGTTGACTCTATGAAAGCTAATATATCTGCAGATATTCAAAGACAAAAAGAACCAGTCAGTAAAGATTTGAACTTTACTTGGCAAGATACTGTTTAAATGAAAAGCTCACTTTTAACAAACAGGAAAAGAAAAAGAAAAAATAAAAAGCAGTACGGTAGTTCTGGTAAAGGCACTTTTAATATAACTATTAAAAACAAAGATAAGCACCAAAAAACCAAAACAAACCCTGGTGTTTGGAACAGGTTTAAAAAGTGTTTTGATCTTGCAGATGGAACATGTGAAAACCCTAATAATAAAATGGTATGAGACAAATTACAGAAATAATAATACACTGCTCAGCTACAAGAGAAGGCCAAGATATAAGTGTTGACACTATAAGAAAGTGGCACGTTGAAGGTCGTGGCTGGTCAGACATAGGCTATCATCTATACGTTGATATAAATGGTGAAATACACGGTGGTAGAGATATAGCTAAAATCGGGGCTCATTGCAAAGGGCATAATCGTAATTCTATCGGTTTGTGCTATGCGGGCGGAGTTGAAGAAGACGGTAAGACCCCGAAAGATACTAGAACAGAAGAACAAAAAGATGCTTTATTATCAGTGCTTTTAACTTTAAAAGCTATGTACCCTAAAGCTATTATTTATTCACACAATGAGTTTGCTAATAAAGCATGCCCATCATTTGACGCAACTAATGAGTACAAAAATCTCTGAGAACACAAATATACAACTTGACTTAAAAACTGTAATAGCTATAATATCAATAACAGCATCTTTTGTTGGTATGTATTATACGCTTCAAGCAGATATTGAAGAAGCTAAAACATTACCGCCAACTGAAGTTACACGTTTAGAATACGAATTGAAAGAAAAGTGGAATGAAGATATGATACTTTCGTTGAAAGAATCTTTAGAAGTAGTACAGCAAGAGGTCGATATACTTAGCGAAGAAGTTAAAATAACTTCAACTATGATACAAGACGGAAGTGAAGCTGATAGCAAGTTAGATGAGTTAAATAAACAGCTAGAAGAATTAAGAAACAAAAAGCCTAGTACTAGAGTTATAGTAAAGGAAGTTAAAGTAGATAAAAAAGGTAGAAAACTGTAATGAAAGAAGTATTAGATTTAATAAGAGAATTTGGATTATCACTAGTAGTAGCAGTAGCCGCATCATATGCTTTATATAAGTTTTTCTTTTTCAGCATTAGAGAAGTCAAAGCAACGTTTGAAAAAAGGCATGAGACTATGGCTAAGAATATGGAGGAAGTTAAAGTAAGTTTAGCTGAGGTAAAGTCTGATTTAAAAGTGTTAGTAGAGTTTTTAAAATCTTATAAAAAATAATTATGGGTAAAATTAGTGCAGCATGTAAAGCAGCCGCAAAGAGAAAATTCAAAGTATGGCCAAGTGCTTATGCTAGTGGCTGGGGTGTAAGGTGTACTAAGGCTGGTGGCCCTGGTAGATTTGGTAGAAAAAAGAAAAAGAAAAAATGAGTCTAAAAGGTTTTGATATATCTATCTTTAAAAATAGCAAGCCACCTAAAAGCAAATCGTTAAAAACTTTAAAAGAAATACAAGAGCTTACCAAAGTAAAGCATGATCCAAATTTTGTAAAAAAATGCGATGATCAATATAAATGCTTTGTAGAGTTAGCTAAATCTAAAGGTATAGAGCTAGATCAAAAAGAATTAAATGAGCTAATAGGCCAGAGTGCTAGTATAGTGATGAAGCTAAAAAGACATTTTAACAGACCTAGACCAAAAGTATTAGCTAAAGAATATGGAATACCTTTAGTTGTTGTAGAATTAAAAACTATGAAAACACCTAGTTATCCTAGTGGTCATAGTGCTCAAAGCCGCATGTTAGGTAAACTATATGCTGACAGGTACAAAGACAATGATTTTATCAAGCTAGCTAACGATATAAGTTTTTCTAGAAACGTAGCTAAATGTCACTATGCTTCAGATTCTAGAGCTGGTGAAAGGTTAGGAGATTCAATGTATAAATTTATTAAGAACAATGGCAAAGTCTAAAGTTAAAGGTGGAGGCACCAAAAAAGTTTGCCTACCTGCAGCAAAGGTAAGATCCATGAGTAAGGCTGAACGCAATAAAGTTGTTAGAGCTAAGCGTAAAGCTGCTTCGTCAGGTAAATATAAAAGATCAAGTAAATCAAATGTTAAAGGAGCTCGTAAAAAAGGAGCTACACTTAGAGACTGGTTTCAAAAAGAAAATTGGATTAATGTAGCTACAGGTAGACCTTGTGGCGAATCAACTAAAAAGAAAGAGAAGTAATGGCTGTAGATAAAAAGACTTTAAAATGTAACAAACCTAAAAGAACTAGTGGCCATAAAACTAAGTCACATATTGTAAAAGCTTGTTCTGGTGGTAAAGAAAAGATTATTAGGTTTGGTCAGCAAGGTGTTACTACTGCTGGTAAACCAAAGAAAAACGAGTCAGCTAAGCAAAAAGCAAGAAGAAAATCTTTTAAAGCTAGACACGCTAAGAACATAGCTAAAGGTAAAATGTCAGCTGCTTACTGGGCAGATAAAGTAAAATGGTAATTATGAAAAAGATTAAAAAAATTGTAAACAATCCGTTATTTAAAATAGCTTTATGCTTAGCCGTAGCTAGCTTAATGATATTTGAAAAAATGCCTTTATATTCTGGAATTGCAGTAGGTGTAGCTATTAGAGAATTTTTATTAGCATTTAAAAAGTAATGGCTTTCAAACTTAAATCCCCATACATAATAGATAATACTCATATACATTATCAGAATGATGATCCCAACGTTTTAGGTAGAGCTAATGATTGTGGAAGCATAAATGTGAATATTAAGGTTAAAGGAACCAAAATGGAAGACACAGTTATTAGCCATGAAAAAGTACATCTTGATCAAATGAAAAGAGGTGACTTATCTTACGATGGTCAATACATTTACTGGAAAGGTAAAAAATATAAACGAGGAGTTAAGGATGGTAGTAAGTCTTATCCTTGGGAAAAAGAAGCATATAAAAAAGAAAAGAAATAATGGAAATACCAAAATTTATAGCGAAAATAGCAACGAAAAGAGCTGCTAAAAAAATAATGAAAAAAGCACCAGATTATGTTTCAAAACTTGCAAATACGTCTGGGGCGTCTATGTTCATGGAAACAAGACCAAAAATGCAACAACTATCTTCAACCCATGAAAATATTATGCCTGATGGTAGTTCAAATTTAAGAACAGCTAGTAAAAAAGAAATAAAAGACAAGCTAACAAAGCGTACTGAAGAAGCTAAGAAAAAAGTAGCAAAAGGTTCTAATAACGATTTTACAAAAGCAGAAGCTTCTTACACTAAAAAAGACATAAGAATAGAAGCTAGAAATATTAAAAGAGCAGGTTTAGATGGACCTAAAAGAACTGGGCCTATTAAAAAACAAATATCAGTAGATGCTAAAGGATTATTAAATATGGTCAAAAGTGAAAAAGGTAAGGATGTAGTTAAAGAAAGATTTGGTTATACACAGATGCCTGATGGTAGTTCAATAACTAGGAAGTGTTCTTATAATTCTAAGAGGAAAAAGTAATGGCTAAAAAGAAATTTGCAGAAACAAAAGTTGGTAAGTTTTTAAAAGAAAAAGCACCTGCTGTTTTAAGCTCTATAGGAGACATTTTACCTGACCAAGGTACTTTTGGTATAGTAAAAAACCTTATAACAAGTGATTCTAAGATAGAGCCGCAAGACAAAGAAACTGCTATGAAGCTTATAGAGCAGGATCTTATAGAAATGGAAAATGTTTCTAAACGCTGGGATTCAGATATGAAGTCTGATTCTTGGTTAAGTAAAAATACTAGACCACTTACCTTAATATACTTAACATTAGCTTCAACAATATTAATAATAATAGATTCATTTCACACACTTTTCGATGTTGATACAGCTTGGGTTGAGCTATTAAAAACTTTACTAATTACAGTATATGTAGCGTACTTTGGATCAAGAGGTGCTGAAAAGATTACAAAAATAAAAAAGTAATGGGCAGAATATCTAGCTATAAGTTAGACACGGTCGTATCAGGATCAGAAACATTACTTGGATCAGATTTCGATGGTAGCACTGTTAACATATCTCTTACTGATGTAGTAGATTTTATGCACTCTCAAGGTGTGTCAGGAGCTAACATATTTAAATCCGTTTTTCAAACACCACAATTTGCTTCAGGAAATATAAAAGCTAATGGAGCTTTAAATGCTATAAGTTCTCTACTAGTAAGTAAAAACAATATAGCAGGACACAGCGTTGTGGATGTGTTAAATGAATTTACAATAGGAAAAAGAATTAAGCTATTTGGAATACCTCATACAGGGCAGTTTCAAAGATATAGAATTACAAACTCTAACAGTCAACTAGATCGTGTAGAGTTAACAGTTTCTCCACTAAGTGGCTCTAGTAGCACTTTTATGGAGGAAAGCTACTATGGTTTGATGTTAGTAGAAGATGACAAAAACTTTAATGTAAGTTTTTCTAACAATGCATCTTTGTGGTCTGGAGTTGGTCCTTATACTTTAACTATAACACACAATTTAGACAAGAACGCAACGATAGACATTTTTAACTCTAGCAATCAAGAAGTCGTAGGAGCTATAAAAAATAATACACTAAACAGCATACAAGTAGAATTTACTTCAAAATTTAGCGGTACTGCTTACATAAACTAACAAAAACAAAAAAACAAAAAAATGGCAATTAAATTTTTAAACGACGTTGACTTTGTTCAAAATTCACTTGAAAATGCTGTAATACAAAACTTAGGAACAGCACCTTCGAGTCCAGAAAAAGGTCAACTGTATTTCGATAATACTAATGGAGATAACAATTTATATGTTTATAATGGATCGGCTTGGATTAGCGCAACTCAGTCAACTCAAGAAACATTTAAAACTATAAGTGTAACAGGGCAAAGCAATGTAGTAGCCGATTCAAGTACTGATACGCTTACTTTGGCTGGGACTACGGGTGAGATAGAAATAACTACTCTCCCTTCATCAGACAAAATTACTTTTGGTTTACCTAACAATGTTACTATAGCTGGTAATCTTACTGTTAATGGTACTACTACAACTGTGAATTCAACAACTGTAACAGTTGATGACCCTATATTTACGTTAGGCGGTGATACCGCACCTTCATCAAACGATGGAAAAGATAAAGGTATAGAATTCAGGTATCATAATGAAGAAGCAGCAGCATTAGGTTTCTTTGGTTACGACATTTCTGCTTCTAGATTCACTATGCTTACTTCTGCAACTAATACTTCAGAAGTATTTAGTGGAACTAAAGCACACCTTGATATTGGAAGAATCTATGTACAAAATAACGGTTTAGCTATAAATAACGCAATAGTAACAGCCACCGCAGCTGAGTTAAATATATTAGACGGTGTTACTGCATCAACATCTGAACTAAACTTATTAGATGGTATTTTAGCACTAAGTGGTTCAAATACTGGTGACGAATCAAATGCTAGCTCGACTCAAAGAGGTGTTGTTGAACTAGCAACAAATGCAGAGGCTAGAACTGGTACAGATACTGGTAGAGCTGTTACACCAGCTGCACTGCAAAGTAGATTTTCAATGGGTCAATTTCCAGAAGTTGGAGGAAGTAGTGCTTTTGATCAAGTTATAGCACATGGCATGGGTCATCACGTAATGGTAGCTGTGTACGATACAACTTTAGAATCCAACACTGTTTCACAACAAGTTTTTCCAGAAGTACAATCAACTACTACTAACGGTGGAACAATAACTCTTAAATTTAATAACGGAGCAAGTCAGAATCAATATAGATATGTTATTACTTTAGTAACGTAAAAAATATCTAAATAAATATAATAAAATTAAGTTAAATGGCGATAAAATTCCTTAACAGCATTAACGTAACCGGCTCTGTCAGTAGCAGTGCCGGTCTGACGTTATCAGGTTTATCAGCACAAAATAGTGAAGCAACGGCTTTAGTTGTTAATGGGTCTAATGTTGTTGGAACTAGAGAGCTAGGTTCAAATGCTTTTACTAGTACAAGTTACTTAGCTGCAACAGGAACAGCAGCTAACTCAACACTGGCCGGTGGTTTAGCTGTAGGTACAGGTAGAAACAATTCAGCAAATCAAATTGTAAGAACACAAGGTAATGGTTATACAGAGTTTGGCTGGATAAATACAACCTCAGGTAATACAACTGCTACTATTACCGATGTATACATTAACACTAATGATGGTTATATTAGAAAAGCTACAAAGTCTGAGTTTCAATCTCAGATGGGAATACCTACAAATGCGGTATTAACTACTGGAGCTCAAACAGTAGCTGGTATTAAAACTTTTAGTGATGATGTAAAATTTTCTGATAATGTAGGTATAAATGGGGCTACATCAATAGATTCGCCGCTTGACATAGCGGCATCTACCACAAGCACAAATGGCTTGTATCAAAAGTGGTATTACGCAGCAAACAATGAGTCTTATACGTTATCACTAAAACAAACAGTAACATCCGGCGTTGTTAGGTATAACTTTTCAATGGTTAATGGAGGCACATCTTATAACGACGTTTTAGTTCTTGATAGAGGAAATGTAGGTATAGGAACTGCTAGTCCTTTACACAAACTAGAAGTAAATGGTGATACAGCAATAGCAGCTATTAATGGAGCATCTACAAGTGGTAAGCCAATGCTTTTTGTAGGTGAGTCAAATGCTTATGGTGTAGGATTTAGATGGGATTCGAGTTTAAGTTTGGATATTGTAGATTTTGATAACACTACTCCTACTACTACTAGCGGAACTAAAATAGGTCATTTTAAAATAAGAGATGAAGAGTTTTATTGGAAAGGCAAAGTTGGTATTGGAACAACTAGTCCTTCACAACCACTATCAGTGGTTTCTTCATATCCACAAATAAGGATACAACAAAGCGGACAAACTCCTTATTTTACTTTTGGTAGTGGCACAGGTTTTGCGGTTTTTGATGGCGTAGGAACAAGCGGTGGTCTTTTAGATATTAGAGATGATGGTACTTCAAGAATGCGTATTGACAATGCTGGCAACGTTGGTATTGGAAATACTGCTCCTGCACAGAAATTAGATGTAGCAGGCAACATGGTTTTTAGCCAACGTTTAATAGCTAATTCTAATCAATACTATGTTAAGCTAGGAGTTTGGAGTAGCGCAAGCACTTACGGTATTGGTATGACAAACGGGTTTACATATGGTGCTTTAAACAATGACTACGCTATGACTTTCTGCATGAACAGTGATTCAGATAGAGGTTTTTGGTGGGGTTATGATGGACAAAGTAAATCTACAGGTGCAATGTCTTTAAACATGCAAGGTAAGTTAAAGATTAATCATTCTATAGGTTTAGGAACTGTAAATCCATCTGCTACACAAGGTAGAATAGATGCTTCAAATGATATTGTAGCTTTTTCTACATCTGATATTAGATTAAAAGATAATATTAAAACTATTGATAAAGCTTTAGACAAAGTAAAAAAAATACAAGGTGTAGAGTTTGACTGGATAGAAAAAGAAGAAGTTCATGGTAATAGTGGACACGACATAGGTGTTATAGCTCAAGAAATAGAAAAAGTACTACCAGATGTGGTTACTACTAGAGAAAATGGCTACAAAGCTGTTAAGTATGAAAAAATTGTACCACTACTAATAGAAGCTATAAAAGACCTATCAAAACAAGTTGATGGATTAAAAAGATTAATATAATGGCAGTTCCAAGTAGTGGTGCTCTTAGTTTACTAGGTATTAAAAGAGAACTTAGTAATGATAACTACAGTGCTGAAAACGCTCATAGCAATATAAGTTTGAAAGACTGCAGCGATGGTACTGTAGATAATATAAACTTAAACAATGCTTCTAGTGATCGTCCCGATGGAAATGCACCACATAATATGTCAGAGTTCTATGCCTATGATCATGATTTTGTTTCTGTAACTTCTTTTACAGGTGGAGTAAGTGGTGATGGTCCTAATCAAGCTTGCTCTATAGAAGAGTTTGAAGAAACAATTTATCATAATGGAAGTGGAACTTTCCCAGGCCTGAACGATATTGTGTATAGCGACGCTGGTACAACTACATTAAATAGTTCTAGTATAGCATTTTTTAACGCTTCAGAAGCTAGAGTATATGTAAATACTAGCTCAAGTGGTGTAGTTAATAATAGCGGTAATTGTAGGTAAGTGTGCTAACTTACAGGTGATTATATAATTAAGTTAAATTAAATAAAATAAAACAAAATGGCAAAAGCAAAAAAAGTAACAAAAGAAGAGTTAAAATCAATAGTTGAAGTAAATAATAAAATCAATATTGAGATTAATAATTTAGGTTTATTAGAAATGAGAAAAACAGATCACATTCAACTTTTACAAGAAAGTAGAATTGAGCTTAGTGAACTACAAAAAGTGCTAGAAGAAAAGTACGGTAAAGTGAGCATTGACTTGAAAGACGGAAAGATAGGAGAAATAGAACAAGATGAAGCAGAGTAGCACTGTAAGAAAAATAAGTATAGGCTCTGACTACAAAGATAAAGCAATGCACTATTCTATTGGACAGAAAGTTTGGGGCGATCACGTTATTTCTAATATAATACATAATAACGAGGACAACTCTTATGATATTTTTATAACTAAGAATAAAGAGATTGTTCCTTGGAAAAAGTTTAATAGAAATATGGCTATATCTGTAGAATACGATTTGAATTACGGTGAATAGCTTGTACGACTTTATTATTAAACCTTTACACAAAAGGTATGATAATGAGACAAAAGTAGGAGATAAATCTCTTATTATAAATACCATAATAGAAGACCACAAATTTGTGAGTAAAAAAGCAGTTGTTGTTTCGACACCGACTGCTTACTCTTCTCCAGTTAAAATAGGTGATGAAGTATATGTTCATCACAATATATTTAGAAGATGGTACGACCAAAAAGGTAGAGAAAGAAATAGTGCTAGGTATTTTAAAGACGATCTTTATTTTTGTGGACCTGATCAGTTGTATATGTATAACGATAAATCTCATTTAGATTATTGTTTTATTAAACCTGTTGACAACTCTAGCTATTTACATACTAGAAAAGAGCAGCCAAATGAAGGTGTAGTTCATACTTGCCCACAAAACCAATATGTAAAAGTTGGTGACCATATAATTTTTAAACCAGAATCTGAATTTGAGTTTTTAATTAACAAAGAAAAGCTCTACTGTATGAGATTAAATAAAATTGTATTAAATTATGAAAACCAAAGAAACTAAAATAAAAATTATAGAAGCTGGGCAAAAAGCTGTAGAAGAATTAATAAAGGTAGCAAAAGAAAAGATTGTTGACTCAGACGACGATGTAAGCGCTGACAGATTAAAGAATGCTGCCGCTACTAAAAAACTAGCTATATTCGATGCTTTTGAAATACTTAATCGTATACAACAAGAAGAAGATATGCTAAATGAAAAACCTAAGGAAGTTAAAGAACAAAAAACTTTTAAGGGTTTTGCAGAAGGGAGAAGTAAGTGAGTTACAAGCAAGCTCTATGGGAAGAAGTTAAGGACGTTGTAAATCCTAAGATATTAGCTAAAAACAATAGATTTAAAAAATGGGAGTATGGCTATAACTCTGATTATGATTTTATAGTAATAAGTAAAACAGGTAAAATTGGACAGATCATTGAAATACAGAATCTCAGGATTGCTTTACCAGCAACAGATGAACCGTTTAAACGAAGTAAAGAAAAAGCGGAACAACACTGGGAAAGACAAGAGTATCCAAAAGAATTAAAAAGAATTAAAAGTAGGTTTGACTGGGAAGAATATCCAGCCGAGTTTAAAGAAAATTGGTATGATTATATCGACGAAGAGTTCAAAAGAAGAGAACAAGGTTACTGGTTTTATAATAACAATGTTCCTACTTATATTACTGGTACACATTACATGTACCTCCAATGGTCAAAGATCGACGTTGGAGCCCCTGATTTTAGAGAAGCAAACAGACTTTTCTTTATATTTTGGGAAGCATGCAAGGCAGATGCAAGGTGTTACGGAATGTGCTACCTCAAAAACAGACGATCTGGATTTTCATTTATGTCTTCAGCCGAACTTGTTAACCAAGCGACAATATCTAGTGACTCAAGATTTGGAATACTCAGCAAGTCGGGTTCAGATGCTAAAAAAATGTTTACAGATAAAGTTGTACCAATATCCGTTAACTATCCGTTTTTCTTCAAGCCAATTCAAGACGGTATGGATCGGCCAAAGACTGAGTTGGCATATAGGGTTCCAGCATCCAAACTTACTAGAAAAAAGCTGGAGAGCAATGAACAATTAAGAGAATTAGACGGTCTTGATACAACTATTGACTGGAAGAACACTGGTGATAACTCTTACGATGGTGAAAAGCTAAAACTATTAGCTCACGATGAAAGTGGTAAATGGGAGAGACCTGACAATATATTAAACAACTGGAGAGTTACAAAAACCACATTAAGGCTAGGATCAAGGATTGTAGGCAAATGTATGATGGGCTCAACTTCAAATGCTTTAGATAAAGGTGGAGACAATTTTAAAAAACTATACGAAAGTTCAAACGTTACAAAAAGAAATAGAAACGGACAAACTGCTTCTGGACTCTATAGCTTGTTCATACCTATGGAGTGGAACTACGAGGGATTCATCGATACTTACGGATTGCCTGTATTCGTTAGAGGACAAGATAATATCAAAGGAGCAGATGGTTATGAAATTACAACAGGAGTTATTGAACACTGGGAAAATGAAGTTGCAGGATTAAAAGAAGATAGTGATAGTTTAAACGAATACTATAGACAGTTTCCAAGAACTGAGGCTCACGCTTTTAGAGACGAAACTAAAGATAGTTTGTTTAACTTAACTAAGATATACGAACAAATTGATTACAACTCTGATTTTGAAAACAACAAGCTAGTTACTCAAGGAAGTTTTTATTGGCAAAAAGGTATAAAAGATACTAAAGTAGAGTTTGTTCCTAATAAAAATGGAAGATTTCTAGTATCTTGGGTTCCTAATTTAGAAATGCAAAACAATATAATAATTAAAAATGGTATTAAGCATCCAGGTAATAAAGATGTTGGAGCTTTCGGCTGTGACTCTTACGATATTAGCGGTACTGTTGATGGTCGCGGCAGTAAAGGAGCACTTCATGGATTAACTAAGTTTAGCTTATTTGACTCTCCACCAAACCATTTCTTTTTAGAGTATATATGTAGACCACAAACCGCCGAGGTGTTCTTTGAGGACGTTCTAATGGCGCTTCACTTTTATGGGATGCCTATACTAGCAGAGAACAACAAACCTCGTTTATTGTATTATTTAAAAAGAAGAGGCTATAGAGGTTTTAGCATAAACAGACCTGATAAAGTTTGGAACAAGCTTTCTACAACTGAAAAAGAAATTGGTGGTATACCTAATACCAGTGAAGATATTAAGCAAGCGCATGCTGCTGCTATTGAAAGCTATATAGAAAACCACGTTGGTATTGGTGAAAATAACCAATATGGCAATATATATTTTCAAAATACATTAGAAGATTGGGCTAAGTTCAACATTAACAATAGAACTAAACATGATGCTTCAATTAGTTCTGGTTTGGCTATAATGGCAGTAAATCAAAATAAATACAAGCCTACAGCTTTACGAAAAAGTAACGGAGTTAGTTTGAGTATTAAAAAATATGACAATACAGGGTATAATTCAAAATTAATATAAATGATAAATACTAATTATAATAGTTCATTTCCAGATCAGGTAGTACCTGAATCAGAAAAAGCTACACTAGAGTACGGGCTAGCTGTAGGTAGAGCTATAGAAAATGAGTGGTTTAGAAACGATAGAGGAGTTTACGATAGGTTTAACACCAACTATAACAACTTCCACAGACTTAGACTATATGCAAGAGGAGAGCAATCTGTTCAAAAATACAAAGACGAACTATCTATTAATGGTGATTTATCTTATTTAAACTTAGACTGGAAACCTGTGCCAGTTGTACCTAAGTTTGTAGATATATTAGTTAACGGTATATCACAAAGAAATTACGAGCTAAAAGCTTACTCACAAGATCCTACATCTGTTCAGAAAAGAACTGAATACGCAACAAGCATACTTGAAGATATTAATGCAGCTAAGTATATAGAAGCTGTTAAAAGAACAACTGGTAAAGATGTTTCAAGAGGTCCTAAAGGAAAAAACATACCTAAGCAAGTCGAAGATATAGAAGCTCACATGCAGTTTGATTACAAACAATCTATAGAGGTTGCTCAAGAAGAAGCTATAAATTATATATTAGATAAAAATAAATATGATTTAATTAGAAGAAGATTAAACTATGACCTAACAGTATTAGGTATAGCTTGCACTAAAACAAACTTTAATGAAAGTGAAGGTATAAAAGTAGAATACGTAGATCCATCTTCTTTAGTATATTCATTTACTGAAGATCCTTATTTTGATGATTTGTATTATATTGGTGAAGTTAAATCAATAAGCTTAGCTGAGTTAGTAAAACAGTTTCCTGACTTGTCTCCTGAAGATATAAAAGATTTACAAAAATACCGCGGAAGTGCTCAGAACACTAGGTCTTTAGGCGCTAAGTATGATAATCAAACTGTTCAAGTTTTATACTTTGATTACAAAACCTATACTAATCAAGTTTTTAAAATAAAGAAAAAAGACAATGGCTTTGAAAAAGCTTTAGAAAAACAAGATACTTTTTTAGAAGCTGAAGAAACTGACAACTTTAAAAAAGCTCATAGATCTATAGAAGTATTATATTCTGGTGCTAAAGTTTTAGGAACTAATAAAATGCTAAAATGGGGTATGTCAAAAAACATGACTAGACCTGAAGCTGATATTACTAAGGTTAATATGAATTATTCTTTAGTAGCACCTAGAATGTACAAGGGTAGAATAGAAAGTTTAGTTAGTAGAATTACAGCATTTGCTGATATGATACAAATTACACATTTAAAGCTACAACAGGTAATGTCTAGAATAATACCTGATGGTGTTTATATGGACATAGACGGATTGTCAGAAGTAGACTTAGGAAACGGAACTAGCTATAATCCAGCAGAAGCTTTGAATATGTATTTTCAAACTGGTAGTATTGTAGGTAGGTCAATGACTCAAGATGGTACTGGTAATCCTGGTAGAGTTCCTATACAAGAGTTAAATACTAATAATGGTATGGGTAAAATACAAGGACTTATACAAACTTATCAATATTACTTACAAATGATAAGAGACGTTACCGGGCTTAACGAAGCTAGAGATGGTAGTAATCCAGATAAGTATGCTTTAGTAGGTTTACAAAAACTTGCTGCAGCAAATTCTAACGTAGCAACTAGACACATATTACAATCTAGCTTGTATGTTACACTAAGAACTTGTGAGAATATAAGCATGAGAATAGCAGATGCAATAGCTTTTCCTACAACTTATCAAGCTTTAATACAAAGTGTTTCTTTATATAACTCTAAAACATTAAAAGAGTTGGAAAACAGTAGCCTATTAGATTTTGGAATATCTTTAAATCTAGAACCTGACGAAGCAGAAAATCAATTATTAGAGCAAAATATACAAGTAGCACTACAAGGCGGGCAAATATATTTAGAAGATGCTATAGAGCTTAGAGAAGTTAAAAACTTAAAGCTAGCTAATAGAATGTTAAAAAAGAAGCGTGAAGAAAAAATGGCTAAAGAGCAAGCTATGCAACAACAAAATATGCAGGCTCAGTCACAAGCTCAAGCGCAAGCAGCAGAGCAAACTTCTTTAGCTGAAACACAAAAGCAACAAGTTCTTAATGAGCAAAAAATACAACTTGAACAAGCTAAGTCTCAATTTGAAATACAAAAACTTCAACAAGAAGCACAAGTAAAACAACAACTAATGCAGTCTCAGTTTGAGTATGACATGCAATTAGAAGAGCTTAAAGCTAAAGCAAGAACTGATTCAGATTCGTCAAGAGAAGATCGTAAAGATAAAAGAGTTTCAATGCAGGGTCAAGAACAAAGACAAACCCAGCAAGAAAAAATAGCACCTGAAAATGCTATGCCTACACCACAAGCGGACCAAGGTTTAAACCTTAGCCAATTAATGGGGTAGCAATTATTAATTATTATATTATATTATGTCAGAAGAAAAAACAAAAGAAGAAGGTTCTTTTAAAATTAAAAAAACCCCTAAAAAACTTTCTCAAGAAAAAGCAACAATAGTAAAAGCTAAAACAAAAGAACAAGTTGAAGAAGCTAAAATAGAGGAAGTTATAAAAGAAGAACCTGTTGCTGAAGAAAAACCTGTAGTAGAGCAAGTAGAAAAAACGCCAGACTCTCCTATAATGGAAATAACAGAGCAAGAAGAAAAACAAAAAGAAGAGATTAAAACACCTGAACCTGAAGTAGCTAAAGCTAACTTACCTGAAAACGTAGAAAAGTTAGTTGATTTTATGAAAGAAACAGGTGGAACAGTAGAAGATTATGTTAGATTAAATAGAGATTATTCTAACGTAGATAGTGATGCTCTATTACTAGAGTATTATAAAACTACTAAACCGCATTTGGACTCTGAAGAAATAAGCTTTTTATTAGAGGATAAGTTTTCTTATGACAAGGACACTGCTGAAGATAGAGAGATTAAAAAGAAAAAACTAGAGTACAAAGAAGAAGTTGCAAAAGCTAAAAGCTTTTTAGAGGAAACAAAGAGTAAATACTACGACGAAATCAAGTTGAGACCCGGCGTAACTCAAGACCAACAAAAAGCTACTGAGTTTTTCAACAGATACAACAAAGAGCAAGAAAAAGCTGAACAACAACACGATACGTTTAAGTCACAAACCAAAGATTACTTTAATAATTTCAAAGGTTTTGAATTTAACTTAGGTGAGAAACAGTTTAGATATGGCGTTAACAACGCTGACGATGTTGCTGATAAACAATCGAATTTAACTAATTTTGTTCAGAAGTTTCTGGACGGTGAAGGTAATGTTAAAGATTTCAATGGTTATCATAAAGCTATTTTTGCAGGAGAAAATGCTGATGCAATTGCTAAGCATTTTTATGAACAAGGTAAAGCTGACGCTGTAAAAAACGTTATGGCTAAGTCTAAAAATATATCATCTGAGCCTAGAAATAGTGCTTCTACAATGGATATTGGAGGCTTAAAAGTAAGAGCAGTCGGAGGTGTAACTAGTTCTAGATTAAAAATAAAACGATAACAATTAATAAAAAAATAGAGACATGGCTTATACATTTTCAAGCACACACGACTCTACCGCTATTATGCCTGAGAAAGCACAAAATCTTACCAATGGTAATTATTTGGACTTTCAAGCTAATGGAGAGGGTTGGTCAAAGCAATACTTACCTGAGTTATACGAAGAGGAAGTAGAGCGATACGGAAACAGAACTTTAAACGGGTTCTTAAGAATGGTTGGCGCAGAGATGCCAATGACATCGGATCAAGTAATTTGGTCTGAACAAAATAGACTACACATCGGGTACAAAGCTTTCGCAGCTGGCGCTGGAGCTAAGTTAAAAGCATCTGATGGTCACACGGCTAATAAAATAGAGATTCACTCTGGTGCTGAGAATTGCGCTATTAGAGTTGGTGACTTATTAACTATACTAAAGACTGATTCAGACAAGAGAGTTGTAGCTATTGTTACAGCTAATTCTACAGTTACTGGAGCTACATCTTCTAGTAACTTAGTAACAACTATCACAGTTGATCCTTACAACTATGCTGCATTAACTAATGCTAGCTTAGCTGCTGCGGATGCTGTTAACTTGTTTGTTTTTGGTTCTGAATATGCAAAAGGTTCAGCTGGTAGAACAGAAGCTTTACAGCCTGAATTTGCTACTAAAACAAACAATCCTGTAATCATTAAAGACTATTACGAAGTTAATGGTTCTGATGCTGCACAGATTGGTTGGGTTGAAGTTGCTACTGAAGACGGAACATCTGGTTATTTATGGTATCTAAAAGCTGAGTCTGAAACAAGACTTAGATTTGAAGATTACTTAGAAATGACTATGGTTGAAGCTGTACCTGGAACAAATGCTGCTGGTTTAAAAGGCACATCAGGTATGCTTGATCAAATTGAAAAAGGTGGTCACGTGTTCCAAGGATCTGCGAATGAAAAGTTAGATTTAGATGATTTTGATTCTATACTTTCAACTCTTGATAAGCAAGGAGCTATTGAAGAAAATATGCTTTTCTTAAATAGAGCTAAAACTTTAGAGATTGATGATCTATTAGCTGGTCTTAACTCTTATGGTTCAGGTGGTACTTCTTATGGTTTATTTGATAACGATGAGAATATGGCTCTTAACTTAGGTTTTTCAGGTTTTAGAAGAGGTTCTTATGACTTCTACAAAACTGATTGGAGATACTTAAATGATGCTACTACAAGAGGTATGATGAGTGATTTAGATGGTGTTGTGGTTCCTGCTGGAACTTCGACTGTTTATGATCAGTCATTAGGATCTAACATCAGACGTCCTTTCTTACACGTAAGATATAGAGCTTCTGAGACTGAAGATCGTAGAATGAAATCATGGGTCTTAGGATCTGTTGGTGGAGCAGCTACTACTTCTACTGATAACATGGAAGTTCACTTCTTATCAGAAAGATGTTTAGTTGTGCAAGGTGCAAATAACTTTGTATTGTTAAAAGCAGGATCATAATCCTAATTAAAAGGTGGTCGAAAGGCCACCTTTATTTTTAATTATTATATTATATTATATTATGGAAACAAAAGAAAAAAAGGCTCCAGTTAAATCTGTAGCAAAAGAAATTAAAAAAAATACTTGGGAGATTAAAGATAGGCTCTATATGTTAAACACGAGTTACACTCCATTGTCGTTTAGATTACCAAGTAAAAACATGTTATGGTTTGACGAGGAAAGAGGCGAACAAAGAGAGCTGAGATACGCTGTAAATATGCCTTCTCCATTTATGGATGAGCAAAAAGGAACAGCTAGATTAGAGCAAATACTTTTTGAAGATGGCCTATTGATGGTTCCAAAAGAAAAAGTTGCATTACAAAAGCTACTAAGTTTATATCACCCTGGTCTTAACAAAACATATTCTGAACAAAACAAAGCAGAAGAAGCTGCTGAAGACGTAGATTATATAAATGCAGAAATAGATGCTTTAGTAGCTGCTAGATCTGTAGATATAGATAAAGCAGAGGCTATGTTGAGAGTAGAAATTGGATCTGAAGTTAGTAGAATGAGCTCTAAAGAGATAAAAAGAGACTTACTATTAATGGCTAAGAAAAACCCTTTTATGTTCTTAGAGTTGTTAGAAGATGAAAACGTTGACTTAAGAAACGTAGCTATAAAAGCCCAAGAAAATGGAATAATAGTTATATCTCAAGATCAAAGAACTTTTAATTGGGGTTCTAACGGTAGAAAATTAATGACAATACCTTTTGAAGAAAACCCATACTCAGCAATGGCTGCGTGGTTTAAGACAGATGAAGGTGTAGAAGTTTACAAAACTATCACTAAAAAGTTAAAATAACAAGTGATTATAATTATAAGAGGTTACTATTGTAGCCTCTTTTTAAAATATTTAAGATGATAAATGTTGATGATGTATACAAAACTGTATTACTTATTTTAAATAAAGAGCAAAGAGGATATATAACCCCTGCTGAATTTAATAAAATAGGTGCACAAGTTCAAAATGAAATATTTGAAAATTACTTTAACGACATTAATCAATATTTAAGACAGCCTCAAACTGACTTTGATTATTCTGATAGAGCAGAATACATAGATGAGAAAATAGCACAGTTTAAAAAGGAAGGAACCGTATCTGGTTCAAGTGGTATATTTACAGTACCCACAGACTTATATAGGCTAGGCTCTGTTACTTACACAAGTGGGAGTCAAGAAGTAGAACTACAAAAACTAGGAAGAAGAGAGTTCTACAATATAATTAATTCAAAACTAACAGCACCATCTTTATCATATCCTGTTTTCTTACAGGAAGACAACACCAGAGATACACACACTAAGATACTAGTATATCCTACCACAATCGCATCAGATTCTATTAAAGTTCAATATTTAAGAAAACCCGGAGGAGGCACAGACAACGTTGATGATCCAACGTGGGCTTACACAGTTGATGAAGATACTAGTGGTTATATATTTGCTGGTACTACAACTGGAACTACAGTAACACCTAGCACAGGTGCTAAAAACTTTGATCTTCATATAGCTGAAAAAACAGAAGTAATAAAAAGAATATTACTATATGCTGGGGTTATAGTAAAAGATCCTGTAGTGCTTCAAACTATGTCTTCTGAACTAGCTAAAGACAAACAATTAGAAAAATCATAAAATATGGCCACTAACTTCTTACTAAACGAAAACGACGGACAGTATTACACTGGCCAGCAATACTTTAATAGTGAAGCTGCTGGGTCAGGTTCTGGTAAAGCCCTTCCAGTAACTACATTTAATACAGACTTAGTTTCAGCTTTCAACTCTAGCGCTATTCAAACAGGCTCTGCTAGCAACTTTGAAGTTTATTTTAGAACAGGTAATAATGCTTATAAAAAATTAAAAGAAAATAACTTAAGTGTAGCAAATAATATTATTACAATATTTCATTCAGGTTTAATATATGAAGATGGAACTACTGTATTATCAAGTAGTGTAATACCAACTGGAGATTATTATGTTCAATTAAAGTCTTCTGCTAAAGCTTATAATTATGGGGAATATCAATATATAAAGTTAGATGATATTATAAATAACTTTATAGTAGCTTATGTAGGTGCTGACAAGTTAATAGCTTCTTGCAAGAGATCTGATATAGTTTTTCACGCTAGAAGATCAATGCAAGAATTTAGTTACGATACTCTTAAGGTTATAAAAGCTCAAGAACTAAGTATTCCTGCTAGTTTAAAAGTTCCTTTTCCAAAAGACTATGTAAACTACGTTAAAGTGTCTTGGATAGATGAAGTTGGAGCTAAACACGTTATTTACCCTACAAGAATTACTAGTAACCCATCTGAAATGTATACGCAAGACAGTGATGGAGAAGCTGTTCAAGATGATTTTAGTAAAAATCTTCAACTAAGTTCTGTAATTGAAAAAAGGTATTCTGAAACCGATATAGATATTACTAGAACTTCTCCTGATGATTATAGATACTCAAAAGATTCTAGAGCTTTAGGTGCTAGAATTGGTTTACTACCTGAAGAAGCTCAAGTTAATGGCAAGTTTACTATAAATGACAGAGAAGGTTGTTTTAGTTTTTCTTCTGGATTAGTTAATAAATTAATTTTAGTTGAATACGTATCGGACGGACTTGCAATAACTGAAGACATGAGAGTTCCAAAACTAGCTGAGCAAGCAATGTATATGTCTATAGCTCATGCTATACTTTCATCGAGGTCTAGAGTTCCTGAATATATAGTAAATAGATTTAAGCTAGATAAAAGAGCAGCATTAAGAAACGCTAAAATAAGATTAAGCAATATTAAGATAGAGGAAATATCACAAGTATTTAGAAACAGAAGCAAGTGGATTAAACATTAAATATGGCAGAGATTAAAAACACTTTTCAAGGTTCTAAAATGAACCGAGACTTAGATGATCGTTTAATTCCTAACGGTACTTATAGAAGCGCAACAAACATTCAAGTTGGTAATTCAGAATCAGATGATGTAGGTACGCTTCAAACTGTGTTAGGTAACTTTGAGCTTACAGAATTTGGCATACCTTCTACAGTGGTTGGATTAGAAGTTGTTGGACATGCAATAGACGCATCTAAAGACGTTATTGTTGTTTTCTTAACAAATTCATCTACAGATCAAAGGTTATCTACTGTGGATAAAACCGGTAGTGTTACTCTTCCTAATGGTACTACTATCAATAATGTAACTAAATCAACAGGTGACAACTATATATGTATGTATTCTCCAGGTTTTACGGGTATACTTGTTGAAGGATCTTTTTTAAATTTTTCAAAACTTTTTAGAGTTGTAGCTAATATAGTCGAAGACTTAATGTTTTTTACTGATAACTTCAACCAACCTAGAAAAATTAACATAAAGTCAGCACAATCTAGCTCTAGCTATTATACTAACGAAGATCAAATTTCAGTAGCTAAATATTATCCTTATCAACCTATATCTTTTTTAGACAATTCTAGTGGTATTAAAAAGCTAGGTCTTGTGAACAAGCAAGACGAGTACCTGCCTCCTTCGCTAGTTGCTTTTGGATCTGTTTACACAGCTGGATCTGGTGATGACTTAGTCATTTTAAAAAACGTAACAGACGACTCTCTTGTTGACTTAATAGCACATATGCAGACTGTTAATTCTTTAAATAATCACAACATAAGTTTAACAAGTCAATCAGTAATAAATGGCGTTCAAAAAAGAATAAAAATTTCAAACTTATCAAAAGAAGGTTCAAACGAGTGTTACGTAAGAAGAATAGACATAAAAGCTAATGGCGACTGCGAAATAAAAATTGAAAACAAAGATGGCTCAGATATAGTTAATGATGCTGCTACCGTGCTATCTAGTTGGGATACTATGGATCAGCTAGGTTTTAGTTGGCCAAATCCAGATTACGATACTAGTTTTGCGTATAGTGGTGCTTCTAAATATATGGAAGATAAGTTTTTAAAGTTTAGTTATAGATTTAAGTTTGATGATGATGAATATTCTTTAATGGCTCCATTTACTCAAGCTGCATTTATTCCAAAGCAGAAAGGATATTTTGTAGGTCAAGATGCTAAAAGAGCAGGACAGAAAGGTATAGTGCCTTTTATGGAAAACGAAGTAACTAATGTTACTTTAAATATACCAATGCCTATTGCTACTAGTACACTTGGAAACGTTGAATTAAGAGATAAATTTAAAGTAAAAGAAGTACAAATACTAAGTAAGGCTTCTGATGATCAGAATATAAAAGTTGTAACTGACTTAGAGTTAGAATCAATAGTTGGTGGAATATCAACTGCAACTGTCACCAACACTGGAAGTAATAGTTCTATAACTCCTTTTTCACCTGGTATTTATACTGTAGGTGCTACTGGTGGAAGTGGATCTGGAATGTTAGTTAAAGTAAGAAGATCATCAACATCTACTGGTAACACTTTGAATTATCCAGACTATGGACCTCTAGACAGTAACTTTATACAAATAGTTTCACCAGGTGTTGGGTACACTGTAGGTGATGTATTAACTTTAGATTTAGACTTTCATGATCCTGTTGCTTTAGATAACGGAGCAAGCAAAGCTACAATAACTGTAGCATCTTTAACAAATTATGTTGAGTATAACTACAACTCACAGCAACCTATAAAAGTTTTACCTAGTAAAGAGATAACTAGAGTATCAGATATAGTTCCTATAAAAGCTTTAGCCCAAGCAGTGGTTGGTAATAGAGTAGTATATGGTAATTTTCTACAAAAATATGGCAACTTAGATAAGTTAGATTATGATATAGAAATATCTGATAAAAAAGTTTTATCTAATAATGACCAACAAATAAAAGAACATCCTAATCACACTGTTAAGCAAGGTAGAACTTATCAAGTTGGTGTAGTTCTTAGAGATAGATACGGTAGGACTAGCAACGTTATAATAAATGACGATACAAGTGATAAATCTAGTACTATATACGTGCCATATACAGCTGGCGGATCTGATCCTTTAGAATTTTTTGGAAGATCTTTGAAAATAAAATGGAATAGAGAAATACCAAAAGAAGCTTCAGGTCAATGGCCTGGCTTGTATCATGATAAAGACAACCCACTCGGCTGGCATAGTTACCAAATTGTAGTTAAACAAAAGCAACAAGATTACTACAACGTCTATGTCCCTGGAAGTATGAGTGGAAGTATAGTATTTAAAGGCCTAGGTGCTAATACCAATAATTTAGATTTTGAAGATGATGGAGGCAACTCTCATATAGTTCTTTACGGAGATAACATAAATAAAGTACCTAGGGAGCTTAAGGAAGTAGGAAGTCAAGATACTCAATTTGGTTCTACTACAGATTTGTTTTGTGTGGTTGGTGAACCTTTAATAGCAACTGGACATACTGGTAACAGTATTCAAACTAGCGCTCAAGTAATAAGAACATCACAGCAGCTACTAGATCCTAAAAGAATAAAAGTAGAAGAGTTTAAAAAGTTTAGAGATCTAGGTGACTGGACAATGTATAAAGGCATAAATTTAAAGCATTTAGATGGCACTGGCTCTTCAGCTGGTCAATTTACTAGTGATACTTATATATATCCAGGTTCAGCAGGTAAGGCTGATCCACTCTATTTAGATGGTAATAAAAACCCTTATGTGTTAAAATTAGCTACAAATAGTAGGTTAGGTTATCTTGGTAGTGAACAAAAAACAAATTGGGAATTTTCAAAAAGGCTTCATGTTTTTGAAACATCGCCGGTTGAAAGCAGTATAGAAATATTTTATGAAACCAGTACTTCTGGCTTAATATCAGACCTAAACAATAGTATAAGAACAGCAGAACCAACAGGAGTGTTGTCAGATATATCTCCAATTGTTTTTGCTTTGCAAGAAGGAGATGCAATATCTACAACGTGCACTAATACTTTTGAAGTAATGTCAGGTAGTGCTAAAATAAATAACCCTCTTTCTGTTATAAAAATTAAAAAAGTATTTAATGGTAATGGAACTAATGTTACTAGCGATTGGAGCATAGTTCAGGCAACTGCTGGTAGTTCTGGTACCTCTCCTACGTTTCAAATAAAAAATAATAAAAAATATGTTTTCACAGAAGGTTCTTACGATGGAGACTGTTTATTTACTTTTACATTAACTGCAACTTGCCCTGACAGTGAAGGTACTGTTATATCTAGAGATTTTGTATTTAATAACTTTAGAGTTACTAATATGGATCCTATAATTTATAAC